CAACGCAAAGAGGGTAAAAGTAAATCAGGAGGACTGAATCAAAGAGGCGTTGACTCTTATAAAAAAGAAAATCCTGGATCTAAGTTAAGAACAGCAGTCACAACAAAACCATCAAAATTAAAAAAAGGCTCAAAAGCAGCTAACAGGCGTAAATCATTTTGTGCTAGAATGTCAGGTATGAAGAAAAAATTAACAAGTAAAAAAACAGCAAACGATCCTAATTCAAGAATTAATAAATCACTAAGAAAATGGAACTGCTAATGAAACCAGCTAAAGTTAGCGAATTAACTAAAAAGGTTCTACAGGAGGCTAGTAAAATAGCTAAAGAACACTCTGAGTCAGAAGAAGACACTATTTTTATTGCGAATGCGTTTTTAAATGCATCAAAAATACTATATACTCAAGCGCTAGGTGAAGAGATAGCAACTAGTCTTTTACTAGAAGTTATGAGACAAAGTTTCGGTGATGCCGATAGAACTTTACACTAAGGAGACAAAGATGGAAAAAAATGGAAAATACCCTTCTAAAGGCATGAATGCGTTGGCCTCAAAAAGGCCTGACGTTGCTAAAAAGATAATGGGTTATAACAAAGGTGGCAACATTAAAGTTGATGAAGTGATCAGGATGCCTCAAGATGTTCAAGTGCCAGGCATGATGGGTGGAGGCATGATGTACAAAGATGGTGGTGATGTTGAAACTGTCACTCAAGGCCATAAGGGTATGAAGAATACTGTTAAATATAAATAATAAAAAATTTTAAGGAGGATAACATGAAACTATTAAAAGATGTTATTGAATGGCTAAAAGAATGGAACGATTGGAACATGAAAGACTGGATTAAAGCCGGTATCGTATGTGGAATCGTTTTAGCTGTTCTCTGGAAAATGGGTGGAGCCTAAATTATGTGGCAACTACTCGCTAAGCCCTTGCTCGGAGTCGTAACTGACTCCGTGAAAGGCTTCGTTGAAACTAAAAAAGCAAAAGCAGAATTAGCTGTTACTGAAATCAAAGCACAAAAGGCAATTAAAGAACAGCAAATTCAGGGCAAAATTTCGTGGGAGGCCAGTGCGGTCGATCAGATGAAAGGCAGCTGGAAAGACGAGCTAATTTTAATATGTCTTTTGGTTCCAGCGGTGGTAGTCTTCATCCCCGGATGGACACCACACATTAAAGCAGGCTTTGAAGCCTTACACTCATTGCCTGATTATTATAAACACTTATTATACATTGCATGCTCAGCTAGCTTTGGTATTAAAGGTGCTAAAGGAGCAATGGGATTAATTACAAAAAAGAAATGATATATGGATCCAATAGAATTAATAGAAGAACTAAACAAAATAATTAAGAATAATAGAAAAGCAGTGCAAGATGTTGTATTGACAGAAGGTGCTACAGACTATACAAATTACAAGTATATGATGGGTCAATTAAAAGGCCTTGATAACGTAGAACAAGAATTTAAAGAGTTCTTGCAAAAAAGGAGAATACAAGTTGAGTAAACCAATACCAGATAAAGTTTTAAACTTTGGTAAAACCAATAAAGAACAGGAATCCCAACCTGACGTTGAAAAAATTAATCAAAAATTAAAAGATAGACTACCCCAACCCACTGGTTGGAGAATAGTAATTTTACCTTACAAAGGCACGGGTAAGACAAAAGGTGGTGTAATATTATCAGATCAAACAGTTGAAATGCAATCAGTTAGCACAACATGTGGATATGTTTTAGCTGTAGGACCTGATGCATATAAAGATTTAAACAAATTCCCGGAAGGTCCGTGGTGTAAAGAGAAAGACTGGGTTATCTTTGGTAGATATGCAGGATCTCGCCTACAAATAGAAGGTGGAGAAATTCGTATTTTAAATGATGACGAAATTTTAGCAACAATCGAGAATCCAGAGGATATCTTGCATTTATATTAATAACATGGAGGAACCATGCCAGAACAAGCAATAAACACAGCAAAAGATGAACCTGTTGTTAGTGTCCCCTCTGAAGGGGATTCTGTAGATATTGATCTACAGGAAGAAAAACAAGAAACAAAAGATAATACACAGCCTGAAGTTATAACTCAAGAAACTCAAGGTGAGGAGCTTGAAGAGTATAGTGATAAAGTCAAAACTAGAATTAATAAACTTACAGGTAAGCTTCGTGAAGCAGAGAGAAGAGAACAAGCTTCTTTTCAATATGCAAAACGTGTAGCAGATGAAAATAAAAAACTAAAGGCTAAATCAAATAGTCTAGATGCTTCTTATATACAAGAATTTGAAGCTAGAACTCAAATAGAAACTAAAAAGGCTGAACAAGACTTACAGACTGCTATAAATGCAGGAGATGCGGAAGCACAAGTTGCAGCTCAAAAAGCCATAGCAAGATTATCTATTGACAATGAGAGACTTTTAGCTACAAAAGAAGCTAAGGAAAGTTTAAAAGATGAGAAGGCAGAGGATGTCGGTGATGTTCCTCAACCTGCTCCAAAAAAAGTAGATCCTAAAGCCGAAGCTTGGGCTGAAAAAAACCCTTGGTTCGGTAAAGATGAGGCAATGACTTATGCTAGTTTTGGAATACATAAAAAACTAGTAGAGGAGGAAAATTTTAATCCTAACTCAGATGAATATTATGCCGAAATCGACAATAGGATGCAAAAAGAGTTTCCCCATAAGTTTGGGGTAAATAGTTCGGAATCTACGAGACCCGTCCAACCCGTAGCTTCTGCTGGTCGTTCTACAACGCAATCAACATCTGGACGCAAAACAGTTAGACTATCTCCGAGCCAAGTCCATATCGCCAAAAGACTTGGCGCCCACCGTCAAGCTTAGAAGCGCCACCTGCGCCTCCAGGATTTAAACATAGGTGGATAAGAGCAGAAACTCTAGGAACTGAAGACAGAAAGAATATGGCTGGAAGACTTCGTGAAGGATTCGAGCTAGTTCGTGCTGACGAGTTTCCAGATTTTCACTCACCTACAATAGAAAATGGAACGCACGCTGGTGTCATAGGAGTTGGTGGATTATTGCTTGCTCGTATACCAGAAGAAATTGTCGAACAGAGAGCGGAATATTTTGCAGAGCAAACTAAGACGCAAGAAGAATCTGTCGATAATAATCTTTTTAAAGAGCAGCATAGAAGTATGCCTATTTCTTCCGAAAGGAATAGTAGGGTTACTTTTGGTAGTGGTAGAGGCAAAGACAAAAATTAATTTTTGATATGAGTCCTATCACTTATAAAACAACTAACTGGTTAAGGAGGACTTATAACCATGGCAAATAAAGACGCACCATTCGGTTTTAGACCTGCAAAGATGTT